TGTGGTTGTCCTATCGTTTTTCACAGAGAGTCTGGTGCTTTTCCAACTCTCGGTGTCTATACTGGCACTTACAACATCAGGACTCCAGGTTCTCGTTCTCATGAGATTTATGTTGTCATTACTGCTGATTTTATGCGCCAAACTCAGAACCAGTTGTTCGCTTCTACTCTTTCCAAGGATGATGACTTGATACCTATAGTTGAGTTTGGTGATGATCCGTTTCTCCAGCGGGCCCTTGACAAGGCCTCTTTTGCTCCCAAAATGGATACTGTTATTGAGTATGGCGGAGCTTCCACTGAGCAAGACCTTGCACTTATTAAGAAAGCTCGCATTAATTGTGGGGCTGACATAGTCTATCATGCAAATTCTCGAACTGTCGGAAGAGGCGAACGAGGTTGGCATGCTTTTATGAGTGGCCAGGATAAAGACGAACAATGCGGTATTGACAATCCGCTTTATAAGTTTTCTCTCGCCAAGTGTGGTTATTCCACTAGTTTGCCTTGCTATGACTCTAGAGAAGTCAAGTCAGTTCAGCCTTACAACTTCAAGGAGATTAAGCCTATGCGTCCTACTATGCAGGGACCTCCAGCCCATTGTTTTGTTTGGCAACTTCACCGTCTGGGTTGTGCTCCTTGGATGGGCCCGAAGCTTCACCCACAGTTTGATGGTGTTTTGTTGGGCACAGTTGGTCCTGGTCGCATGACCCCAGAAGGCACTGAAGCCACCATGAACCTCGATTCTGAGATAGCCAAGACCTTCGTTAATGCACATATACCTAGCCCTATCGTTAGAGAGGCTGGGAAACGTATGTTTGAACACGTCAAGAAAACTTTGGCCATTGCTCTTAGTACGGCCAACAGGAGTGATTTGATGGCTTGTGCTAAAACTACTTGTGCTGATTCCTACAACGGACTACGTAGGGATGATGGTTCTCTGATCTTTCAAGGCTATGACCTTAAGACCAGTTTTGGTTCCAACAATAAACCTATGAATGGTTCAAAGAAGAATGAGGTCGTCAAGCGTGATGACACTGGTCTTTATTTGTACCTTTCCTCTGCTGCTTCCTGGCTGGCTATGGTTTCAGTTGTCTTCCTGTTCACCATGGGCATTGTGCCTCCACATCAATATTTGACGTGTTTTGCCAAGGACGAGTGTTATCCTGTCACCTCCAATAAAGATGTAGTCGCTATGAATTACTCAGCTGACTCTGAGGAGGAGTTTTTCGATTCCATGTATGGGAGAGAGGTTTCTGATAGTGTTAGAAATTTGCCTCCTGGTGTCGACCCTCGAACAGAATTTGCGAAGGTTGGCGTCGTCAAGGACAAAGTCAGACTCGTCTGCGTCATTCCTGGTGGAGTCAATCTTGCCTTTCGTGTTTTCATGATGCCCCTTCTTTATCTCGTCGATCTCAACCCCATTTTGTGGGATCTTGTTGCTGGACTTGACATGTCCGGGCCTCATTTTGAACAGTCCACATTTGAGATTTTCAAGAAGTCTTACAATCCAGTCAACCAGGAGTTTTGCTGTTTTGATGCTGATGTTAGTGCTTGGGATAAGGTTATGCCCAACAATCTTACATATGAGACTCTTCTCATCATGATTCAACTTGTGATGCAGATACACAAGGATCTTGGCACCTACAACAAGCAGATCGCTGTTTATGCTGGTGCTTTGCTCAAATGGTGGTCTGAGTTTGAACTTTTGTACAAAGGGATGCTTTTCCAGGTTGGTGGCATGCCCAGTGGCTTTGTTCTTACTCTCATTATGAACGGTATGATGAATATCCTCCTTCTCTACTGCGTGGTTCTAGAGTTCTGCAGGATCAACAATGTTCCTGTTCCCCAGAGGATTTCTGACTACGTCATGCATAAGGCACATGGTGACGATAGCCAAACGGCTGTTGATATGGCATTCAACAGAGCCTGCGACAAGGCAGGTGCCCCCAGATTTGATTGCAAGCAGTACTCTGCTATTTTGAAATCTTGGGGAATTCTTTCCACTCTTGGCAACAAATCTGAAGGCGACATTGTCTTCCAGAAGCCTGTGGATCTGGTTTTCTTGCAACATACCTTGAAATACCAGTGGATCCCTGCGTGGACAGCTACGCAAATCCGTGAGATTCCTGAAAGGGTGAATGATCGTGTTTTGATTGGTTCAGCCCCTATGAAACCTCACACTCTTGTCAAGATGCTGGCGACGCAAGATGACAATAGTTCCATTTCCAAGCCCAGTCTCCTTTTGGCTCAAATTCGTACTTTAGTGTATGAGTTGTTGCCATATGGTAGACATCGGGTTAGGGAACTGGAACGAGTTGTCCGAGCTTTTAGTGATCCTGTGTGGAAACCTGATGAAGCTTGGATTGAAAAAGAGTATGATGACATCTTTGATTGGAATTCTGCTCTTTCCTGGTACGTGAGCAAGTTCTGTGAGGATGGTGTCATGTGCCCTAGCATAGTGAAGGCAAGGGCTGACAACCCTCATGTCTTTGCGAAGCTTATGAAGTCGATTGGTCCCGATACCGAAACGACTTTACATTATGATTGATGCCCTTAAGGTATCGAGATCCACTTGGAGTAGTGTGACGGGCCTCTGGCTGTCTAAATCTCCCTATCGTTAACTTGATCCTGGCCACATATTACTATGAGTGGTGATTGCAGGTGCGATTGATGTATTAGTAGAAAATTAGTTTAGGAAGTTGGAGCAACTCCTATACCGTATATAGCTCAGAACAAACTACAGTTACAACGACTGCTGACGTTAACATTCAGCAGACATTCGCCTTCGATGATTCGGAAGAGCAATTCATCGTCTCCATTCGTGGGGATGAAGATCCATCACATGACTGGGGAGCCAGTCATGATGATGCAGGTTTGGCGGCCTGGTTAGAACGCCCCATTTTGGCTGGTACTTATGTGTGGAACGTGGGTGAACCTTTCCCCGTTATACACTTTAACCCCTGGGCCCATTTTTTGGACAGCCCCAGTGTAGCACAGAAGATTTCTCACTTTTATCTTCTCCGGTGCAAAATGAACATGAAAATCATTGTCAATGGTTCTCAAATGCATTATGGTCGAGGTTGGGTTTCTTATCGCCCTCTCATGACTGTTCCTGGCGAGCGTTTTCAGTATTCCAATATTGATGACCCTTTTGGCCGGTTAGGTCATGATGCCGACATTTCCATCCCCGTGCAGAACAGTGAGGAAGCCTGCACCATGATACAGTCTCAATGGCCAAAAATTTTTATCGACCCCGGTCAGTCGATGGGAGGTGAGATGCAGTTTCCCTTCTTTTTTGGTTCCAATTGGTTTCGAATTCCCGAGGCCGATTGGGTTGCCAAGCCAAGTTACGTTAATACAGACAATCACTCTGAACTGGCTTCTGGCAACACTCCTGGTGCTTCGGCGAATGCTACCACGGATAAGTGTTTTGGCCCTTATGGTGCTCAAAAGACTCATATGGGGGTTGTCCATAGTACATCCCTCGGAATTCTCAAGCACGCCAACGACGCCACAGATCCTGTTACAGTTCAGGTTTTCTTGTGGGCATCGGATGTTGAGCTATCTGTCCCCACATCAGCTCCACATCCTGAGGCTAATGCTATGGGAAATTTTTTCCAGCCTAACGGGAGATCGGAATACGTCCCTAACTATCTAGGCGACTTGGCCAAGCCTTCCAGTGATATAGCTGATAGGCTCGAAGTTGGCTCATCTAGTCTTAACACTTCTGGTGACACAGTTGGTGTTGATGATGCCGGTTCTGATAGTATTTCCACTCTTGCGCAACGCGAGTCTTGGTTTGATACATTCACGTGGCCAGTTGACTCTCCCGCTGAGAGTTTATTGTGGCAAGCTAGGGTTACACCCCAGATTTTTAAACGGATGCCACCCGTTTCCCCAGGGAGTTCTATGTTCTCTACTGGGGTAGTTATTCCTACTCCTATGGCCTACGCGGCACTCCCTTTTGGGTATTGGAAGGGTTCAATCAAATACCGAGTTCAGGTAATTGGTTCTAACCTCCACCGCGGCAGGATTCGTATAGTTTATGATCCTAAGCGTGACCTTTTTGGCCGCGATAATGTCAATCAATATCCCGAGGATTTGATGAACTTGCAGTACAGTAGGACTATCGATATTGCTGGTGATGCTGGTAGAGATTTTACTTTTGAGGTTGGATATATGCAGTCCAAGCCTTATTTGCCTCTGCTTCCTGTATCTCCTGAATATGACGACCCTTTGCTTGATTCCTTCAATAATTATGGACCTCCCATCGCTGGGCAGATTCCAAACACTTTTGTTGAGACTTCATCAACCAACGGGGCCATTAGCATTTATGTTTTGAATAGGTTGGCCGTACCTTCTAACATTCCCGGCCTCAACAATGACATTACCATCAATGTCTTTGCTTCAGCAGGGCGCGATATGTCTTTTCAGATGCCCACGTCAAGGGCCCTCAGTTCAATTTCTTTCCAGGATCCTACTGGGAAGCCACATAATTATTTGAATGAGGATATTCCCGTTGCTGTTGGGAATTTGGCAGCACGTAGGGCTGCATTCGAGCCCAAGATGGACTCAGCTGAAATGGGTACTACTGAGGGAGAGAATGTTCCTACTGATCCCCCTTTAACGGCTACTTTTGGTGATACTTCACAACCTGCTGCCTCGATGGCTGCTGTTACCTTTGGTGAAAGTATGGACTCTTGGAGTGAGCTCATGCGCCGTTGGGTTCTCTGTCATGATGAGGTCTATTGCTCTCGTGACCAGTTTACTCCTCAGATTCAATCAGTTTTGCACATGGTTGTTGAACCCGATTTCCCTCCATTTCCAGGCCCGGCTCCCATGCCTGCGCTCTGGAATGAGTGGGTTTCAGATTTATCTGGTGCACCTTATGCCCCCATGGGTCCCAATGGTTCTTTTTATCCTGGCCACGCTATACCTTTCGCTCCTCCGTCAAAAGCGATGTTGAATGGTCCTGTTAGTCTTGAACCTTCTGAGACAGATAGGGGCAAATTGTTACGTGTCAATCCCGGTCAATTGACTATGCTTCATTTTGTGACCCGTCTTTTCATTGGTAGGAAAGGATCTATTAAGAATAAATATTTGTTGAAGAACGCCTTTTCTCTTAGTGGTTCCTCCAATCAGATTATTTCGTGCAAGCGTTTGTCTGATAACGGGATCATTGATGGCAGGGGTTGCATTAGTGGTAGAACTTATGCTCAGGACAATGAGGAGTCCAATGAAGTTAACCACTATTATCCCGCATCTGGTTGTTTATGGGATCAGGCCCATTGTCAGTACGGTATTTCCAATGGTGCTCTCGCCACTTTTCGAGTTGCTTTTGTCCGTCAGTTTCAGAACCAATCGGGGTACACCCAGTCCGGCACAAATGTCGCTGGGGCTCCTAATTGGTTTAACAGGATTAACTACCCTGGAAGCACTCAACAGATTATCAACACTTCCCACGAGTGGATGACTAACGACAGGATTCTTGGTAACACCTTTGATGGTCTTCATGTGACTACGTCTCCTAACCAGCCAGTTATGGAGGTTGAGATTCCATTTTATATGAATACTCGTTTCATTCTCAATGATGTTGTTTTAAACAACACTAGCGGCACTACTGCCCATGTTGTTAAATTCACAGAGGATGTTCCTGATTATCCTACTATGGTTCATGCCTCTCCTGTCGTGGAGAGGTTTGTGGCTCCCGGTACTGATTTTGCCTTGTTTTATTTGGCAAACGTTCCACCTATTTATATCAACTCCAACCACCTTTACCCATCGGTGGCTGTGTACAATAATGGGATAGTGGAAGAGCATCTTACTCCTTATGGCGATTTGAAGTTCTTTGCTGGTTCACACCAGGAGCAAACGGCGTATGAGACTCCCGATGGTGTCAAGTCTTTTAATTCGGCTCCGTCTCGACCGTACTTTTATGACCTTGCACCTCAAGAGGTTGGCGTACCTCAGTATCAGATCCCCTCCGATCTGACCTAAATATGCCAAACATGTGATAACGTTCCCAATGAACGACCTCCCAATGGAGATAACGATCTTGGTAGAACGACCACTATATTACGTCAATGTAAAAAGCTTAAACCGCAAGCTTTAAAATAAGCGGATAAAGTCCTTAACAGCTCTGGCAGAGTTGCGATTGTGGACACACCCTCTAGAACAGAACCCCTGGTTCTTTTTATGGGGGTGCTGCCTCTTTTAGTTGGGTGACCTTTTTGGTCGCCA